AAGGCCGAACTTAATCAGTTACACGAAGATGTCAAAATTGCTCGAGAGAACAATTTTGGTCGGAGAATCTTTGAAGCCTATGCTGCGGAATTTGGTGCTACCCATCTCAATGAGAAAGCGGAAGTACGTAAGTTGCAAGACATGTTGGCCAACAAAGATCGTAAATTGGCGGAAGCCATCAATTTCACCAAGAAGGCCAAAGTTCTTGTTGAAAGCAAAGAACGCGAACTGCGTATGGTAAAAGAATCCAACGAGCGTCAAAGCACAATGGATGAACTGCTGCGTCCCTTGAACAAGGAAAAGCAGCAAATCATGCGTAATTTGCTCGAAAGCGTCCAGACCGCAAGGTTGAAAAACGCCTTTGAAAAGTATCTACCAGCAGTGCTGGAAGACCGTTCTGTGAAAGCCACAAAAGTGATCACAGAAAATGTCACCGCAGTTACTGGTGATAAAACTGTTCCGAACCAGCAGACCGCCCAGGAAGATCGCAGCAATGTGATTGACTTGAAGCGCCTGGCAGGGCTTTAAAATTTTTTAGGAGACTTAAATGTCACAAGAACTATTAGAAAGTCGTTGGGATGAGACCAAAGAGGCCCTACTAGAAGGCCTTCAAGGCACCAAACGCAATAGCATGAAAGTTATTCTTGAGAATACTCGACGCTATTTGAAAGAGAACGCTTCTTCTGGAAGCACTGTGGCCGGTAACATTGCCACACTGAACCGTGTGATTCTGCCCGTGATCCGACGTGTGATGCCAACCGTTATTGCTAACGAGTTGGTTGGCGTTCAGCCCATGACCGGACCTGTTGGACAGATCCACACTCTGCGTGTGCGCTATGCCCAGAGCTTGACTGACAATTCAGCTGCTCAAACTAGCGTTACCGCTGGTCAGGAAGCACTGAGCCCATTCACTATTGCTACTGCTTACTCCACAGTTCCACAAGGAACCAGCACAGCCTCCACCTACACTGGTGGTGCAACTGCTGTGATGGAAGGCACTGGTGGTAAGCAAATTTCTGTGCAGATCCTGAAGCAAGCTGTTGAAGCTAAGACTCGTAAATTGCAAGCTCGTTGGACATTTGAAAGTGCCCAAGACGCTCAAGCCATGCATGGCATCGACGTTGAAGCCGAAATCATGGCTGCTCTGGCACAAGAGATCACAGCTGAAATTGACCAGGAGATTCTCCTGAGTCTCCGCAGCCTGGCCGCCACTGAGTTCACTTACAACCAGGCTACTGTTTCTGGTACAGCCACATTTGTTGGTGACGAACACGCCGCACTGGCTGTGTTGATCAACCGTGTTGCTAACCTGATTGCTCAGCGTACACGTCGTGGTGCTGGTAACTATGCAGTGGTCAGCTCTGCTGCCCTCACCGTGCTGCAAAGTGCTACCACTTCTGCGTTTGCTCGCACAACAGAAGGCACTTTTGAAGCTCCAACAAACACCAAGTTTGTTGGTACACTGAACGGCTCTATGCGTGTGTTTGTTGACAGCTATGCCAGCGACACAACTCCTGTGCTGGTTGGTTACAAAGGTTCCAGCGAAGCTGACGCTCCTGCATTCTACTGCCCATACATTCCATTGATGAGCAGCGGTGTTGTTCTGGATCCGTCAACATTTGAACCAGTCGTGAGCTTCATGACTCGTTATGGTTACATTGAGCTTACCAACACTGCCAGCAGCTTTGGTAACGCTGGTGACTACGTGGGTGAGATCGCTGTGTCTAACCTGTCTTTCAGCTAATCAACTGGCTGTATTGCAAATCACAAAAAGGGCCGCAAGGCCCTTTTTTTTCTTATTGTTATGATAAAAACATTGCACAATGCTCATTCACGATTGTATTTGAACCAGTGGTTTACTGAGGATACATTGATTGTAACAGATGACGATGTTGATAGTCAACGTCTTAAAGAATATATTGATGATGCGGCAGACCCTGTAGTGGTTGATCTTTCAATGAACAGTTGCCCGCTCAAATATGTTCCAGAATTTTTGCGCCATCGGTCCATACTGACCACAGAGTATCAGTACTGGTATGACGCCCCTTCAAACTTACATTATTTTCCATTTTGGTTATGGATGTTTAGTCTGAGAGCCAATTTTTATAATTCTGGTAACTGGATTTATGACGCATCTGGCCGCAAAAATACTGAGATAATGTGTCTCAATCGAAACGCTCGTGCGCATAGATTTATGTTGGGATTACTCTTGGGCGAAGACATTGACAAAGTGCTTTACACCTGGGGTGGTGGCAGATTGCCAGATGACCATTGCAATATTGCTGACGTTGGAGTTGCAAATCGCGCTTATAACCAATGTGCAGTGAACTTGGTAACTGAAACTGAAGTTGATGTGCAATCTCTGTCAGAGAAAACCTGTAAACCTTTTGTGGCTAGACAGATACCGATCATTGTAGGACCTGTTCATGCCAATCAATTTCTCACTGACATTGGGTTAGATATGTTTCCAGATGTTGTGCCCTGGCATTTGTGGGATCATGAGCATGACTGGTTAATTCGAGTAAATCTAGTGGCCAAATTTGTTAGACATTGGATTCAAAGCGGAACTATTTTGCAAGATTATAAAACTTTGATACCAAGGGTTGAAAAGAACAAAACTTATTTTCACAGCGACCAGTTTAGATCAACCATACTGAAACGCATGCCCAATGTGAATCATTACTAGATAAAGTCAAAATAAAAACCTGCACATCCAAGCTGGTCAGACCAGGAGTAGTGCAGGTTAGTAATATAATTTAACGACCTAAGCTATTGTTGTCATAGAGTGAATATTTATTATACACTTTATACTTTGAACCAACTGAGAAATTGGCTCACACGGGTGGCAACGTCTTGCCAATTGTCAAATTCTGATTGCCTAAACAGTCGGGCAGTGGTATACCAAGGACTGTCGTTGCGATCTGTCAACCATCGCCAGTCAGTGGCAAATTTCTGTAGCATCACCCAAGTTGGACGACCCAGTGCTCCACTCAAATGACTGATGGCTGTGTCCACTGAAATGACCACATCCATGTGCATGATCAAAGCAGCAGTGTCATGAAACCCAGTGATAGAGTTGGGAAAAAGTCTCACACCAGCTTCAGCCATTTGTTGTGTTTCTTCATCACTGGCATCAATCTGTAAGTTGAACCACTCAAACTGAGGGTTGCGTTTGACCAGGTCCAGCATCACAGAGAATGGCACACTCTTGTGTTGATTGAGCCACGAATCTCTGCGACCACTCCAGCTGAAACCAATGCGCATGCGAGTTTTTGGACCCAATTTATCTTGCCACTCACGCACCAGTCTGGCATCTGCATTGAGATAGTTCACTGGCCTGGGCAGATTATCCAATGTCAAACCTAAAATTCCTGGAATGCTCATGATAGGCACCCAAAAATCAAACTCTCCCATGTCTGACTCATAAGTTCCAACTTGCTGGATAATTTCACTGTGACTCATCAATGGTATCAGCCCGTCGGTGACTTGCAATTTGATTTTTGCTCCAGCCACATGCAGATTGTATAAAAATCTACAAAATTGAATATTGTCTCCGTGGCCTTGCTCGCCTACTACCAAAATAGTTTTGTCTTTGAGATCCTGACCTTGCCAGCGAGGTTGTTGAAACACTGGCTCTGTGCCAGCTAGATGTTCAAACTGCCAACGAGCTTCGTATGCTGGCCATCCATTTTTGTAATCGCCCATGGCCAACAAGGCCACTGCCCAGTTGAACCGGGCTGTGGTATTTTTTGGATCCAACAGCATGGCATGTTGTAGAAACGGTATGGCTCGCTGTGGATGTCCAATTTCTCTCATGACATTGCCATAGTTGTTGAACGCTGCTGCTGAATCCATGTTCTTGGCAAATGCCAGCGCATAACACTGTAGTGCTTCGCCATATTGACGATTGGCACGGTGCTGATTTCCTTGCTCTATTAAAAATTCTGTGTCCATGACAATATTTAATGGCTGCTCAACAAGTTTGTAAGTTTTCTATAAATAATGAGTTCGCAAATCGGCGACTTATGCAGGTAGCCCCTGCGTAGCGGCTAGAACCCGCATTGGGCTTCTTTAAGGAGAAATCAAATGGCAAGAGCTCTCAAAATTCAAAAATACGGTACTTCGCAAGGTATCACCATCAACACCAACGGCACAGTAAATCAACCTGCTGCTGCTGTGCCTGTGGATCAAGGCTATCCAAACTTTGGCAGTTTGACCAACATTGTATATAATTCAGCTGACACTCTGAGTTCTACCGAATTCTTGGGCGTGGTTGGAGGCAACAGCAGTGCAGCCACCAGCGCCACTTACCCAATCATTCTACCACAGGTCAACATCAGTTTGGCCGACGGCACTGACACCACTGCTGGTAACGGACGTATCATACGTCAAAAAGGTGCTCACAAGTTCTTGGTAGCATACGTGGCCAGTACCACTGCAGACGGTAGCTTCATTGTAGGCCAAGCCTACCAAGTTGTCAGCACTGGCACCACTGTTTGGGCCAATGTGGGCGCAGGGCGCGACACAGTGGCAGCAGGCGATATCTTTACTGCCACAGCAGCCGACGGTGGCGGCAATGGCACTGCATATCCTGTGGGAGTATGTGTGTTATCCAATACTGGCACACCAGCTGCTGGTTTCATGAGCATTGAATACTCTGTGGGCGACAGCTCTGCGGTTTATGCCAGCTATATCACCAACAAGTGGATTCGCGACTGGAACGGCATGACCTATGGCAATTACAGCAACAGCAACTTTGGAACCAATATTCAATCTGGTGAAAACTTCTATCCTGTGAACTTCTTCACTGACGAAGGCACTGTGACCTGGAGTGGTGCTGAAATCATCAATGGTGCCGAAGCGCAGAACGGCAGTCTGCAATTGGCACAGGTGGTCAAAGCAACATCTTGATTTTGATTTGACCCAGAAATCCCTCCAGATAACTACTGGGGGGATTTTTTTATGAGTTATGCTTTTGTATTGGGCAACGGTGTCAGTAGATTGGAAATTGATCTACAAGTTTTGAAAAATTTGGGCCCAGTGTATGGTTGCAATGCTCTGTATCGAGAATTTGCACCCACAGTCTTGGTCAGCACTGATCGCCCCATCAGTGAAGCCATACAAAACAGTGGCTACGCCAATGAACATCGCATGTACACTCGCAAACCTATTCCTGGGTTGGGTGCGCAACGAGTGCCGCAGGACTACTATGGATTTAGTTCGGGTCCTATTGCAGTGGCTTTGGCGGCAATGGATCAAAATTGTGCAGTATATCTCATTGGATTTGACATGGGCCCAGTCAAAGGTGATCGATTCAACAATGTATACGCCGACAGCGAATTTTACAAAAAAAGTTCATCTCGGCCCACTTACACTGGCAATTGGGTGCGGCAAATACAAAGAGTCTGCAAAGATTTTTCAGACGTAAATTTTTTTCGTGTGATGGGGCAGACCACTGCTGCCATTGCTGAACTGCGTGGTATCAAAAATTTGGCAGCCATGCCAATTCAAGACTTTCAAAACCGCATAAATAACACAAAGGATCTGTAAATGACTACCTACAATCGTGTTGCGGGCAATTTGGTGTTTCAAACCACAGGAGGCGCCGATACCATTACTTTTACAGGATTGACTGCCAACACAACCACTGTTGTGATTGACGGAGATCTCAGTGTCAGTGGTAACGCCAGCCTCACTGGAAACATTGCTGGCGACAAAATATTCAACGGCACTAGCTCTATTGAAATTCCTGCGGCTAGTGGCAACATTGTGATGAGTGTGGCAGGTGTGCCCAATGTGGTAGTGGTCACCAGCACAGGTGTGAGTTTTGCCGGAGACATTGGTTTTACAGGCAAT